CAAGGAATTGTATAATAGATTGGTGTATATGCATACAGAAGCAACCTATTCAAAATATAAAACATTGTTAGACCCACATGACCGTAGAGGTAAAGGGTATCATTTAGACCATAAGTTTAGTAGAGCAATGGGATTCCAAAATAATATACCACCAGAAATAATAGGATCGGTAATAAATTTAGAAATTATTCCCGACATTGAAAATATGAGTAAAGGGGCAAAATGCTCAATTACTGAGAGTATGCTTATGGAGCGTTATTATGGCACGATTTAGCACCGGTGTGTTTACCCCCAAAAACCCTCAAAAATATGTAGGTAAACACAAACCACGTTGGAGAAGTTCGTGGGAACTTACATTCATGACATTCTGTGACAACAATGAGAACATTCTACAATGGGCAAGCGAATCAATTAAAATTCCATACAAACATCCGATCACTGGTAAACCTACAATATATGTTCCTGATTTTTTTGTAGTATATAAAAATAAATTTGGCAAAACCATAGCAGAAATAGTTGAAATAAAACCAAAAAAACAGAGTCTCATTGAAAGTAAAGTCGCCAGTGCAAAAAACAGAATGGTTGTAGCAATAAATCATGCCAAATGGGCAGCAGCCTCGGCGTTCTGTAAAGCACAAGGAATTGCTTTTAGAGTAGTGACTGAAGATGATTTGTTCCATAATGGACGCAAATAACTAAATACCAGTATGATCACTTATTATCTTTATAAAAAGACTCACCGAACGACCGGACTCCAGTATCTGGGTCAGACAAAATCGCCTGATCCTTACAAGTATAAAGGTTCAGGCAAAGAGTGGAAGAAACATATTAGTGAATATGGTTATGATGTAGAGACCGAAGTTCTATTAGAAACTACCGACCCAACACAAATTGAAGCCATGGGAAGACACTATTCTTTACTATGGAATGTGGTAGAATCCGAACAATGGGCCAACCAAAAACCCGAGACGGGACACGGTGGTGGACTAGGTGAAGAAGGGTACAAGCGTTTATCCGAAAAACTAAAAGGGCATCCCAATTGGCTTAAAAATCAAACTCCTGATGGTATAGAAAAAATAAGAAAAGCACAAAAGGAACTATGGGCTATGCTAACTCCTGCTGAAAAAACAGCGAGGATGAAGAACAGTTGTTCAAGTCCAGAAAGTTGGACTGACTCTCGTAGGAAAAAAATAAGCGATGCCTTGACAGGAAAGATATTGTCTAAAGCAACAAAAATAAAGATTTCCAAACCGTGCGTTTTTATTTCTCCAAGTGGAGAAGAGTTCAGATATGATGGGTTGAAACTTGGATGTGCTGCACATGGGCTAAACTATGGGAGTGTGAGAAATTGCTTAATGGCTTCTAACACTTATAAAAAATGGATAATTAGATATATATGAAAAAATTAGAAGAGCTTTTTGAATTGGCAACCAATGAAGACAACGAACTCAATGAGCCAGTTCTTGAAAATGCAAAAGAAATCACACAAGAAGCAGTAAGCAATCTGGAAAAGATTGACAATGCACTGCCACAAGTCAAAGGCTTGGAGGCATCAGATGAAGAAATGGACGAACTAGCAGATTTAGCTAAAGCAAGCTACAAAGATTTAGTTGATCTTGGGATGCAGGTTGAAGGCAGGTTCAGTGCAGAAATTTTCAACTCGGCTAGCAGTTTTCTTGGACATGCTATTACGGCCAAGACAGCAAAGATTAATAGAAAGTTAAAGATGCTTGATTTACAACTAAAGAAAGCACAACTTGACTTAAAAACACAATCTAAAACAGAACAAATTGAAGCCACTCCACTGGGAGAAGGGCAGTCATTTGATCGTAATGAGTTGCTGAAGCTTTTGTCCAACAAAGACAAAAATAATGACCAATGATAAATATATTATAATAATATTGCAAGGATACTTATGAAAAGCCTTAAACATTTCATTGCTGAGTCAGTTCGCACTTATGCATACACGATTAAAATCGCCGGAAACGTCGATAAGAATTTCCTTGACATGTTCAGATTTAATCTTAAGAAATTTGACCCCGTTGAAATTTCTGAACCAAAGTCAACACCAATTCAAAAAGACCCATATGGTTTTCCAAATTTGGAAAATGAATCAGTAACAATCATCAAGTGTGTTTTTAGATATCCAGCTAACGAGCCAATGATTCAGCAAGTGGCTCAACTATTGGGATACAATGTAAACTTGGTGCGTGTAGTGAAAACCTCATATGATGACAGTATCAATGATGAGATGGATGGATATTCAAATCAGATGAGACACAGTCCTGTCTTGACTCATGAAGAAATGGAAGAAGAAAAGAATGCCAAGGCAGCATCAAAAGCTTATGGCGATTCATACTTGCAAAGTATTAAAGATCAATCAAAAGACGACAAAATTCAATACGTATACGATGCAAAGAAAACTCCGGATGCATTTGATCCATTCAAGCCATTCTTGGATAATGACCCAAAAGGGACTGATAGTCCGATGTCAAAAATTACAAGACCAGCTAAGCCACAAACTGGCGCACATAGAGGATAAGATATGAAAGACTTATTGAACAAAATGAGCCAGATTGAGGCTTCTGCTCCAAAACCTGCTCCTAAGAAAAAAATTCTAAAGGAGTCTGTTCCTGCTCAGTCGGCTAAGGTTGAAGCAAAGAATATGTCTCTCAAAGATATGTTCAAACAACTGGACGAGGCACTTGCTCCGGGTCAGAAACCAATTCCAGTAGTAAGCAAACAAGGCGATCAAACACAAACTGGCGCTGGATTTATTAATATCACTGACCAGTCGCCCACTGGCAAGGCATTACAGACTGCGTTGAGTTCTTTGTCTCCGCAGCAGGCACAGATTGTTGTTCCAAATCAGCAATCACAGCAGAAACCACAGAATCAGCAGAATCAAGGCGGTGCTACAAAATCAACGATGCCAACCAGTTCAACACAGGGTCAGCAGCAGATGAGCGAAGACGATGAAGTCCCAGTCGTAAAGAAAAATATACGCAGACAAGCGGATGATATGAAAAAAATCGCAGCGCATGACCGTGATCGTGCACACAAGATGAAAATGCAAAATGAAAAACTTGATGAAAAGTGGGCCGGTGATACTGAATTAAATCCTAAAAAGAAGGGTATGTTTAAGGGTAAGACCAAGGCTGAGTTAGAAAAACAACTATCAGCACTTCATAAGTCAGGACCTCACAAGAAGGGTTCACCTGAATACACCAAACAGCAGGAACTAAACTTTGCTATTCGTGCGAAGGGCGGATGGAAAAAGGGCGTTAAAGAAGGTGATATTCCATCAGCAGCAGGCGTTGACACTTATGGTGCAGCATTAGGTGCTGGCAGAAGCAATACCACTCTTGAAGCAAAGAAAGCAAAGCCAGACTTTCTTGATTTAGATAAAGACGGCAACAAAAAAGAATCAATGAAGAAAGCCGTAGCAGATAAGAAAAAGGCAGTAAAGGAAAACATGAGTAACCGTATCAGAGCAGCCCGTCTTGAGGGCAAATCACATGGGCTTAAGGGTCACTCTTATGCCGGTAAAAACTACGAAGACATGGAAGAATGCAGAGCATATCACGATGGTTATAAAGAAGGTCTTGATGAATGTTATGGTATGGGAATGATGGATGAATGCTACGGCATGGCAACTCCTCATATGCCAGCAACTACACATGGCATGGCAGATCAAGCCACCCGTGATCCATATACCGGCACACTTGATGAAATGTATGGAGATATGGAAGAAGGCAATGCATTCACTGCCGCACTTGCAAAAACGCCACGCGGTGGAAAGTTTAAACTGGGTGGAAAAACTTTCACCGATACATCAAGCTATAATTCCAATTTGGATGAAGATGACTATGCGTTTGAATCATGGAACCGTCAGTTAGAAAACCTCATCAACGAGGGGAAAAATCTTAATGAGAGTAAGAAGTCTTCAAAGAAGTCACTTACTGAAGGTATGACTATTTCTATCTCTAAGGGCCAGCAGGGTGCACCTGATTCTGTAAACATCAATGCAACTGATTCGGAAGCAGATCAAGTTATCTCGCTTATCAAGCAGGCCGGTTTGGGAATCTTCGGCGGAGAAGGTGGACACGAAGAACTTGATTCAGAACCAAGAGGGTTCAGTATTCAGGCACCTTCAAGCGAAACGAACACTCCCGGTGACATTGAAGTAGTTGATGACAATGAAGGTATGCTTGGATTGATGAAAAAGCTTTCTGGAATCCAACATGATGGTGATAGTGAAAAAGGTCATAGTTGCAATGAGTGTGGCATGATGGAAACAGAATGTCGTTGTGATGAAGAAAATCTGGAAGAAGTTGAATCAGAAGACCAGATGACTTATGAAGTTGCAGAGGATGAAGAAGATTCACAGCAAGGACAAAATCCTACAATGCCTCAGAATCTTTCG